AGAGGACGCTTTGCGTACCGAGCATGCTGCCTATCTTGCAGCGTTTGTGATGGTTCTACTGTCGATGGATTATGAGGAACTCGTTGATTTGTTGGAGGCACAGATTAACAATGTTGGATCGTCATTTAATGGTGTCAAGTATAAGGTTCGAGGAAAACGGATGTCGGGGGACATGAATACCGGCCTCGGTAATAGCCTATTGATGCTGTTGCTCTACGTTTCCTTTGCAACAGCCCTTAACCAGGGCTGGGGGGGATTCAAGCAGGCAGGCCTTTGGGATGGCAAGTGGAACTTCGTGTGTGACGGCGACGACAGCGTCTTTTTCACGGAGCGTTATAATCTACGCGCTTTCTCGGAGGGTTTTCCTGTTTGGTGCTCTCAGCTGGGTTTTAAAATGGAGCTTGAACAACCTGCTTACAATATATATGATGTGGAATTCTGTCAAGGGAAACCGATCCGAGTTGGCAAGGATTGGGTTCTTGTACGGAACCCGCGCAAAACGATGAGCACTTCCATGGCTATCAAGCGCACAGGGAGGAATAATGTTGAGTTGAGGAAACAAATGTACTGTGTTGGAATGTGTGAATTGTCTTTGAATGCGGGGATACCGATATTGCAAGAATATGCATTAGCCCTAATGCGTAATGGCTCGAAGGCCTCAGAGCGATACCTTGAGAATTTCCGGACTCACACCAGTTGGAGGTACAGAACCCAGATTCGAGATTATGATCGGGCACAGCCAGTATCTTGGCAAGCCCGTCTCGATTTCTGGGGTGCATTTGGTGTCACGCCGTCTGAACAAATGATCATCGAGCGAGAGCTTTCTGTGTGGGATTGCTCAGACCCGGTTTGGATCAAACAGGCGGAGCCTATTGATAGGGGGTCCGGGATGATAAACTATACGTTTGTCTAGTTTTATCACAGAGTTCTACGTCCGGATAAGGAAGCGTTATTTAGAGAGGAAGATATTTGTTCGTCGCAAGCATGGTAAAGGTTGGAGGAAGATCGACCAAAGCTCGGCCGCAGCCGGCGAAACCTAAGAATGCCACGAAAGCCAAGAAGAAGCAAGTCCAAGTACCGAGTCACCCCTATGCTCTCGCGAGACTCGACCCGTGGAACCCGGGCGCCAAGGGCGCCAAGGTCCCGGATTTCGATAATCGTTATAGTATCGGGGGTGCTGTCACTTACAGCTTATCTCTTACGGTACCTGCGTCCGGAAACGGATGCTGGCTGCTTCCCTTCTGGCCTAAAGCCGCCCTCTTGACTTGTACTGGGGATTCCAATGGATGGATTGTTTACGGGAATGGACCCACGTCAATTGCACAGTATACAGCGATGTTTTCTGGTTATGATGAAGCGGTAGGCTGTCGGCTCGTTGGAGCTGGCGTTAAAGTCACCACACCGCTGAATGATCAGTCCGCTACTGGACGTGTTTATCTGAGTGGTATGTCCACCCTCGAAATGAGGGCATGGGCAGGTAATGTCGCTAATGTCCAAAAGACTACCGACATCTCTCAGAGGACCCTGACCGTTAAGAAGCAGTTGTCCAATATGGTTAATTCTCCCCCTGAACAGTACGTCATGTCGGTACTTGATCCGACGGCTCTCACGTATTGGCCCACCGATAGTTCAATCCTGGACGTCGGAAACGACGTCGGCGATATTCCCGCTTATATGGGGCTCGTCATTTGTGTTGATGGCGCTCCGGCAAGTTCTACTTGTCTGGAGGTTGACGTTGTCTGTCACTATGAATGGGTCCCTGGAAAGACTTTCGCGTGGATGGCCACTCGTGCTGAGCCTGCAAATATGCAGCTATTAGAGCGTGTGAATAACATTGCTGAAGCGGCTCCCAGCTTCATTACCGGGATCGGTAATATAGCCCAGCATGTGATCAAGGCGGTAAAGACCGGAATAACCGTGGCAGGCACCATTGGCTTGTTATAATTGTAGATTAGCAATACTCTCCTACTAGCTGGCACATATACCTAAAAAATTAAGACCAGACTAGGCTAGGGCGCATAAAAGACTCAGGCTGCCAACCTGTTTTAGATAAAAATCAACCGCCCTTCTACACTACGTTTCCTAGGTTCACACTCGCCACACAATCGTCCACACAACGGCTGTCTCTGCCAGCCGGAATCGGATGCCTTGCACGCAGAGAAGTGCTTGGCCCCACAAGTCCTCGTGGGTTAAAAGTAGAGGCGGACCTTGGGGTTGCGACCCAGGTGTCTTCGGAAGCTCCCTGCCAGAGGGTAAAACTGGGCCATCGTGAG